TGAAGAAGTAATTGGTTCCGTTTAATTAACAGAGGTTTAACCAACTATGGCTAGTAGAAATCAGATCAATCCACCACCACTAAGGACGATTTCCGACTTTAAGAGTAAGTTGACAGGTGGCGGTGCTCGTGCTAATCTGTTTGAAGTTGTCCTCACATTTCCTGATGCGGCTCAACCGCCACAGGAAGTCCTTGATAAATCAAGGTTTTTAGTTAAAGGGGCACGACTTCCAGCATCTAATATCGCACAAATCGAAGTTCCTTTCAGAGGAAGGGTACTAAAGATTGCAGGTGATAGAACCTTCGATTCATGGACAGTTACAGTTATCAACGATACAGACTTCTCAATCAGGTCTGCATTTGAGAACTGGATGAATACAATCAACAAGTTAAATGATAATACTGGATTGGTAAATCCTGCAGATTATCAAGCAGATGCATTTGTATTCCAACTTGACCGTGATGGACAGACTTTAAGAAAGTATCGTTTCTATGATACATTCCCAACACAGGTTGGTCCTATTGAGTTATCTTACGATGCTCAAGGTATTCAGGAATTCACTGTTGAACTTCAGGTTCAGTATATTGAAATTCTGAAAGGAGATAGTCCTGTTGCACAGGGTGAAAACATCAGCTAAATAAAGTATAATAGTCCAATCAGAATAATATAATGGCAAAACTTTTTGGTTTTTCAATTGAGGATACACAGAAGCAATCCACTTCAATTGTCAGCCCTGTCCCCAAGAATAATGAGGACGGGGTTGATAATTATATTTCAAGTGGGTTTTATGGTCAATATGTAGATATTGAAGGTGCATATCGTAACGAACACGAATTAATTAAAAGATATCGAGAGATGGCACTTCATCCCGAAGTGGATAAAGCTATCGAAGATGTTGTTAATGAGGCAATTGTCACAGATTTATATGACTCACCTGTCGAGGTCGAGTTATCAAACCTTAACGCAAGTGAAGGTATAAAGAAAAAAATACGAGAAGAATTTAGATACTTAAAAGAAATCATGGACTTTGATAAAAAGTCTCATGAGATATTTCGTAATTGGTATATTGATGGAAGATTATATTACTTAAAAGTTATTGATACAAAAAATCCACAGGAAGGTATTCAGGATCTAAGATATATTGATCCGATGAAGATGAGATATATTCGTCAAGAGAAAAAACCAAAACAAGGAAAGAACCCTCTAGTTAACACTGCTACAAATAATACTGATGTATTAAATGTAGAACTTGACGAATATTATATTTACACCCGCACTCAAAACTATCCAACAGGTATGGTTGCACAAGCAGGAAAAGGTGGTGTAAAAATTGCTAAAGATTCAATAACATATTGTACATCTGGATTAGTAGATCGTAATAAACATCGTGTATTATCTTACTTACAGAAAGCAATCAAGGCACTTAATCAACTTCGCATGATTGAAGATAGTCTTGTAATATATCGATTATCAAGAGCACCAGAAAGAAGAATATTTTATATTGATGTAGGTAATCTTCCAAAAATCAAGGCAGAGCAATACCTTAAAGAGGTAATGAATCGTTATCGTAATAAACTTGTTTATAACGCACAAACGGGTGAAATCAGAGATGATCGTAAGTTCATGTCAATGATGGAAGATTTTTGGTTGCCAAGAAGAGAGGGTGGTCGTGGAACTGAGATCACAACTTTACCTGGCGGACAAAACTTAGGTGAACTTACAGATATTGAATACTTCCAGAAAAAATTATATCGTTCATTGGGTGTACCAGAATCAAGAATTGGTGCAGATAGTGGATTTAATTTAGGTCGTTCATCAGAGATATTAAGAGATGAATTGCAATTCTCTAAATTTGTAGGACGTTTGAGAAAACGTTTCGCTAACATGTTTAATGATATGCTAAGAACACAATTAGTGTTAAAGAATATTGTTACACCTGAAGATTGGGAGCAGATGGAAGATCATATTCAATATGACTTCTTGTATGATAATCAATTTGCTGAACTAAAAGAAAGTGAGATGTTGCAAAGTAGATTATCAAACCTTGCTACAATTGAACCATACATTGGCAAGTATTACTCAACTGAATACGTGCGTAAGAGAGTTCTTCAACAAACAGATCAAGAAATTGAAGAGATTGATATGCAAATTGAAGATGAGATTGAAAAAGGTATTCTACCAAATCCAGCAGAAGTTGATCCAATCACTGGTGAACCATTACCTCAAGAAGGTCAAGATTTAGGTGCAGTTCCAACCGATGAAGATCCAGATGCTGCAGCATCACAGATTACAGATGCTCAATATCAGAAAGATACTAAAACAGCAGAGTTATAATACAGTATAAATAAGTATATTGCAATAAATTAATCTTATGGAAGATCTTGTGGATTTGATCGCTACTGACGCTAGTGCTAGTGATATTTCTGATAAAATAAAAGAAAGATTGTACGCAAAAGCAGCAGAGTATGTAGACGGTGCCCGACCTGTGGTCGCTGCCGATCTTTTTGGTACAGAGGTGCCTGAGTTGGAAGACGAAGCACCCGAAGCAGAATCTGATTTTGAAGTGGAAGATGAAACTACTATAGAAACAGAAGAATGATTACGTTAATTAAAGGTACTGAGGCAGCTTGTGGTACAAATGCTGCAGGTTCATCCACCTTTGGTGGTGCTACAGCAGTTCGTCTTGTTAATACTACAGGAACTGCAAGAGTAGTAACTGTTATTAATGAAGTTGGAGGATCTACAACTATTGGAAGTTTTACATTACTTGGTAATACTAAAGAAGTTGTAGAGAAAAGAGCAACTGAAGCAATTTTTGCAGCACATGCTTCTGTTTTAGGTGCAGCTGTAGGATACACAATTAGTTAAATTAAAACCATGAAACTTATCACAGAGGAAATTTCCCAAGTCAAATTTGTCACTGAAGGTAAAGGCAGAGGTAAACGTCTTTGCATTGAAGGTGTATTCCTTCAAGGTGGTATTAAAAATCGTAATGGGAGAATGTATCCCGTTGATATTCTTGAAAGAGAAGTTAACAGATACACTAAAACTTTTGTGAATGAAGGTAGAGCACTTGGTGAACTCGGTCATCCCGAAGGTCCAACTGTAAACCTTGATCGTGTATCACATAAAATTACTTCTCTTGTAAGAGAGGGAAATAATTTTAGAGGTAAAGCAACTTTACTATCAACTCCAATGGGTAAGATTGCTTCATCATTAATTGATGAGGGAGTTAAACTCGGAGTATCTTCTCGTGGTGTTGGTTCACTGAGAGAAAGTAGTAATGGATGTAAAATGGTTGGAGAAGATTTCCAACTAGCAACTGCAGCAGATATAGTTGCAGACCCTTCCGCACCAGATGCTTTTGTGAATGGAATTATGGAAGGAAAAGAGTGGGTTTGGGAAGGCGGTAGTCTTCGTGAAGAACTCGCAGAAAAAACACAAAGGACAATTAATACACTTGTCGATCAAAAAAGATTAGAGGAAAAGAAACTTAGTCTATTCCAAGATTTTCTAAATAACCTCTAAGTTAAAAAAATCTATAAATAAGTATAGATTCTTACGAATTTAAAAAAAACTCGGTAACAACTTACACGAAATGGAAAACATCGAAGAAAACCAGGTCACTAAAGGAGCAGCTAAAGCTGACTCTATGCAACCATCAGGTGCTCAAGTTGAGGATCTAGGGGGACCTACACCAGAAAACTACAAGCCAGATGATGATTCTGCTAAACTGAAAGATCCAGCAGCGACCCTTGCTCAAGTCAAGGATATCGTGAATGCGAAAGCAGGTAAAGCAGAAGCTACAGAACCTGAAGGCGATGTAATCGAAGAAGAAGAAATCGAAGCAACTGATGAAGTAGTTGCAGAGGAAGAAACTTCTGAGGAAGAAGTTGTTGCCGAAGAGGAAACAACTGAGGAAGAAGTCATCGAAGAGGAAGAAGTTATTGACATCGAAGCAGATGTTCAAGCTCTTCTTGAAGGTGAAGAACTTTCCGAAGAATTCCAAGATAAAGCAAGAACTATCTTTGAAGGAGCAATCCGTTCTAAGGTTGCAGAAATCAAAGAAGACTTGCAAGAAGCCTACGCTACTGCACTAGTTGAAGAACTAGATGAAATTAAAGTAGGTTTAACAGAAAGAGTTGACTCTTATCTCGAATATGTTTGTGATGAGTGGTTCCAAGAGAACGCATTACAAGTCGAGACAGGACTCAAAACAGAAATGACCGAATCCTTCCTCGAAGGAATCAAGGGTCTTTTTGAAGAACATTATGTATCAATTCCTGAAGAAAAATATGAT